GTCAGTGGTGTGGGTCGTACAGCCTCTGGTATCTCTATGCTCATGTCTGCTGCTAACGGATCTATCCGTACAGTAGTCAAGAACATTGATGACTACCTGCTGTCACCTTTGGGCAAAGCCTTCTTTAGCTTCAACATGCAGTTTGACTTCGATCCTGAGATTAAGGGTGACCTAGAAGTTAAGGCTGAGGGTACTCAGTCCCTGATGGCTAATGAAGTACGAAGCCAGAGACTGATGCAATTCTTGGGTGTCGTACAGAACCCAGCTCTTGCACCGTTTGCTAAAATGGATTATATTATCCGTGAGATTGCAAGCTCTATGGATCTTGATCCTGACAAGGTAGCAAACTCTATGACCGATGCAGCAATTCAGGCTGAGATCCTCAAGAAGTTCCAAGCTGAGAACCCTCCACCTCCAGTACCTCCTCAGGGCGGTCCTCAGGGTGCTCCAGCAGGGGTACAGGTTCAGGATACCCAAGGGTCCGGTGGAGGACAAATGGGCACAGGAACGGCTCCTACGCCTGGTGAGCCTGGTTTCTCAGCTAACACAGGACAAGGCCCAGCTCAGTAATGGATAATCTAAAACCTTTAGTGAACAACAAAGATCTCTGGGAGTCATTTCTTGCAGAGATTAACTTCAGGCTCAATGAAGTGCACAGACAGATGGAGCAAGCAGCTTCTGTAGAGGATCTGTTCAGGCTACAAGGACAAGCAGCTTGTTTAAATAAACTTAAGTACCTCAGGGAAAAAGTAAATGGCTGAAGTAGGTAAATCTATAGGGAAAAAGACTCAGGCTGGTCGTGAGGTATACGAAACACCTGATGGTGAAATGGTGTCTGAGAAGTCTACTACCTTTAAATATAAAGGTAAGTGGATTAACATACCCACTATTTTTGATGGTCGTTCTTATGACGATGACACTCTTAGGATGATGTTAGATGCGGAAGTCATAGAACCCACAAGTGTCCATAAAAGTAAAAAAGATGCAATAAAGTCTGCGATAGAAAGAAGTAAGTCTTTAAAGTTTAATCAAGGCGGGGAAGTAATGAACAATCAGATGGAAATGGCTTTCATGAAGCAAGGCGGCATCAAAGATGATGGCATGAAGAGAGACCCTGTTTCCGGTAATGAGATCCCTCCTGGTTCTATGGCTAAAGAAGTCAGGGATGATATCCCTGCTATGTTATCTGAGGGTGAGTACGTAGTCCCTGCTGACGTTCTTCGTTTCTATGGAGTGAACTTCTTTGAGGATCTCCGTAACCAAGCAAAATCGGGCTTGCAAGGAATGGAACAGAATGGTAGGATAGGTGGAGAGCCACTGTCCCCTCAACAAGTACAACAGAACATGGGCCAAGCACCAGTACAAGCCAATCAAGGCGGTATGATGCAAGGGTTCAATCAGGCTGGCCTTGCAGGTACTCCTACTCCAACTTCTACCTTTGATCCTTCTAAGTATTCTGTAGTTGGTGGCTCTACTTTTAACAATCAAGGCCAACAACCACAACAAGACAGTATTGTAACCTTTAAAACATTTATTAATTCTGCAGATGGAAGCACACAGATTGTAGAGTTTGTTGGCGGTAAACTGAAGAACCCAGCAATGGAGAAGTTTACTCAACCTCCTTATTACGAACAAGGCTCCTCTGCTCTTAAGAAAGCTCAGTCCCAAGCAAGTAGCAAAGATGATAAACCAGACTTCCCTGAGCCAGAAAAAGGTGAAGATCCTAAAGACTGGGGTCTTGGTGTAGACTGGTCTGATCCAAAGGCATACGCAGACAGTGTTCTTAAAAACCAAATGGGGAGGGGTGCAAGAAGTGTACTCCAAGGTCTGTCAGCCCTTGCTGGTCCAGTCGGTGTTGCAGCAGTAGGAGCAGGATTAGGTATTCAAGCTTTAAGCCAAGTGTCCAACCTAAGAGCTGCAGCAGAGATTGCTCGTGCTCAAGGTATGGACGAACAGGCTAAATCTATTGATGGGATGATTAAAGATTTCATGGCTGAACAGCCAGCCATTGTAGACTTCTTTGATGATCTTAGAGGCGAGAGTAATAAGAATGCTCTAACTGTTATGGATCGAATGGGTATGAGGTATAAACTTGAAGATGGTAAAATTACCTATACTCCTGAGATGATTAAGAATAACACTAGAGCTTTACAAGTCAGAAATCAAACAGCTCAGGAAAAGGCTGCTGACGAAGAGATTGTAATGTCTCAATCCGTATCCAACAACAATGATGATGATCCATTCAAAGATCTGAAGTCTTTTACGGGAAGTAAGGCTCAAGGTGAGTCTGACATGGAAAAAATAATAGATAAGCAAGTGTCGGACTACGCAGCCTCTGGTAAAGAGTTTGACGCAAATGACCCCTCAACTTGGGCAGCTAACAATAAAGGTGGTCTAATGGCCCCTAAGAAGAAAAAGAAATAAGTACCATAGAATAATAAGGCTACCCAGCAATAGTGCTGGCCCCAACATAAGGAAAATAATATGGCTAATATGACAACAATGGAATCTCCTAAGTCTGCAGGTTTCGTTCAACGTGGTTCTAACTACTCTCGTAAACAGAAGAGACTGGAGCAGGAAGAAGCAGAGATTGCTCGTCTTGAGGCAGAAGCTCGTGGTGAAGAAGTTACTGAAAGTGAATCCGGTGGCGAAGATACTGAGGACACCTCGGTACAGGCCACTGACGATACCCAACAAGAAGAAACCCAAGAGGCATCCGAAACACAAGAAGATGACTCTAACCTGAGTGCTGAGGAGAAATCCTTTAAGAAACGTTACGGTGACCTACGCAGGCACATGCAGGAAAAAGAGAAAGAGTTTAACGAAAAGTTAGAAGCTCTAAGTACTAAGACTAAACGTGCTAATATCGTTCCCCCTAAGTCTGATGAAGACATTGAGGCTTGGTCCAAGGAGTACCCAGACGTAGCAGGTATTGTTGAGACAATCGCAGCTAAGAAAGCTAAAGAACTATTTAGTAAAGCTGAGTCACGTTTATCAGAGTTAGATGAAGCTCACAATGAAGCTCTACGGATAAAGGCTGAGAACCAGATCCGTAAGACACATGATGACTTCGATGAATTAAGATCCTCAGAGAGTTTCCACGATTGGGCTGACGAACAGCCTAAGTGGGTTAAAGATGCTCTGTATGAGAACATGGATGACCCTGCGTCTGTAATTCGTGTTATTGATCTTTACAAAGTTGATAACGGTATGACACCAGCAGCCAGAACACAATCTAAGAAGGCTGCTGCATCTACTGTTACCAAAGGATCTCGTACTTCTATTGATGCAAAAGGGTTACAAGGACAGATTAAAGAGTCTGACGTAGCCAAGATGTCTACACAGGAGTTTGAGAAACGTCAGGATGAAATTACTGAAGCAATGCGCAAAGGTAAGTTTGTCTATGATATGTCTGGCGGTGCCAGATAAACTATTGACACAGACAAAGTGTTCAATATAACTACTCGTATCTTGTATAGAGCCTCCCTAGTGGACTACCTCTATTGATACTTTTCCCTTTAAAAAGTCTAAACTATAAAGAACCACCTGTTCAAGTATAGGCCCAAGTAGTAATCGGTTGCGCAACTGATACATTACTTGCACCCTAGAAAAGTAACAGCCTCTTTAAGGTGTTTAGCTTTTATTCAAAAAGCCAACATCATGGAGGATTTCACATGGCTTTCGCATCCGCAGGGGGTTACACCAACCTCCCCAATGGCAACTTTTCAAGTGTCATTTATTCTAAGAAGACCCAGCTGGCGTTTCGTAAGAGCACAGTTGTAGGCGACATCACTAACTCTGATTATTTTGGTGAGATTGCCAACCAAGGCGATACTGTCAAAATTATTAAAGAGCCAGAAGTGAGTGTATCTGCTTATGCACGTGGTACAACCATTGCTGCACAAGATTTGACAGATGCCGACTTCTCGTTAGTTGTTGATAAAGCTAACTATTTTGCTTTCAAGATGGACGATATCGAGGAAGCACATTCACACGTGAATTTTATTGATCTTGCTACCAACCGTGCGGCTTTCCGTTTGGCTGACCAGCATGACCAAGAAGTTCTGGGTTACTTGACAGGCTACAAGCAGTCTGCTCTTCACGGTAACGCAGACACAGTGAATGACACTGTAAACGGCACCAAAGCAGACACAACTGCTGGTACTGACGAACTCTTGGCGGTAAACAAACTGTCTCGTCCAGACTTCGGTAATATCACAACTGCTGGTACAACTGGTGACTCGATCCCAGTTGCTGCTCGTCTTCCAGGTGCAACAGCACTTCCAACAGCATACGTATCCCCAACAATGTTGATTGCACGTATGGGTCGTTTGCTTGACCAGAAGTCTGTTGACAAAGATGGTAGATGGGTTGTAATTGACCCGATCATGATGGAAATCTTGATGGACGAAGATTCACGTTTCTTGAATTCTGACTTCGGCAATTCAGGTGCTCTTCGCAATGGTCTGGTTATCAACAACTGGAATGGCTTCCGTGTTTATGTCTCCAACAACTTGCCTTCTATTGGTACTGGTGCAGATACAACAGGTACAGCCGCCCAAAGCACTAACTTTGGTGCTATCGTAGCTGGTCATGACTCCGCAGTTGCTACTGCTGAGCAGATCAACAAAACAGAAACATACCGTGACCCAGACAGCTTTGCTGATATCGTCCGTGGTATGCATCTGTACGGGAGAAAAATCCTGAGACCAGAAGCCCTTGTAACAGCACGTTACAACTTGGCCTAAGTCTACAGAACCTGTCGGGCTGGTCTCTTAGAGGCTGGCCCTTCAGCTTACCTATTTTTAGGATACAGACATGACAACTTACGTTTCTTTAGTTAATGAATTGCTTCGCAGACTAAACGAAGTCACCTTGGATACTGAGGGTTCTGGCTTTGATACTGCACGTAACGTACAAGCTCTTGCTAAAGACTCTATCAATAACTCTATCAGAAGTATTCTTCAGACAGGCCAAGAGTGGCCCTTCCTCAGAGTTACTTACACACAGCCTTTAACAGCAGGTGTGAACACTTATTCCTTTCCTTCTAATTATTCTAGTGCTGACTGGGAAACTTTTTATCTTAAGAAGTCCACTTCACTAAATAACTCCCCTAGTTTTTTACCAACTATTCCGTATGACGAATACATCCAAAAGTATCGTGAGTCGGATGACACCAGCAACTCTGCAGGTTCAGCAGCACCTAGAGTAGTGTTCCAAACAAACCAAGAAAAGTTTGGTGTTTCTCCTATCCCTGATGCAGCTTACGAAGTTGAGTATTCTTACTGGTCTTTCCCAGCTGACTTGACGTTGTACAACGATGTCTCAGTTATCCCAAACAGATTTAAGAGTGTCATTATTGATGGTGCTATGATGTACATGATGCGGTTCAGATCAAATGAACAAAGTGCATCAATTCACCAACAGAACTTCCAAGATGGTATCAAGACAATGCGTAGGGTTCTCATTGATGAACACCTTCAAATTCGTTCTACTGTTCTAGTAGGTGGCTCTGGTTCTAGTGTAACCCTTGGAAGAGTTACGTAATGGCAGACAACCTAGGTTCATTTAAGGTATTTTCACAGGGTGGTTTAAACCTTAACAGGGACGTTTTGTCCCAAGGTGAGTTGCAACCTGGATCTGCTATCTCTCTCCTTAACTACGAGCCTGCTACAACAGGTGGTTACAGACGTGTGAGTGGTTACACTAACGACTACGGTGTAGTTCCAGGGGACAGCTCTGGCAGTGTTCTAGGTGTGGCAGTAGCTGCTGGTATCAATGATGGCATTCTTGCTGCACGTAAGCCTTCTGTAGGAAGTAACTATCTACACTACTGGGATACAGCAACAAGTTCTTGGGTGGCGGTAACCACTGCTGGATCACCTACAATGACGGGTGTGTCTAAGGTACGGTTCACTCGATTTAACTGGGGATCTCCAAAGGTTATTCTAACAGACGGTGTAAACCCTGCAGCCACATACGATGGCACAACTTACACCCAGATTACACATGCTAATGCTCCTACAGACCCTAAGTTTGCTGCAGTGTTTAAGAACCACATGTGGCTTGCAGGTGATCCTGCTGAACCTCACAATGTTTACTTTAGTGCACCAACAGACGAAATCAAGTGGTCACCTGTAGATGGTGCAGGTGTAATTAACGTAGGTTTTCCTGTCGTATCAATAAAACCATTTCGTGATTCCTTGTTTGTATTTGGTACAAATAATATTAAAAGGATCGTAGGAAACAACATCTCAGACTGGGCTGTACAGCACGTAACAGATGACCTTGGTTGCCTAGCCTCAGACAGTGTTATTGAAATTGGTGGTGACCTAATCTTTTTGTCACAGGATGGTATCAGACCTATCTCAGGTACAGACAAGATTGGTGATGTAAACTTAGAAACTCTTACTAAAAACATTCAATCGTTTATATCGGATGTCATCTTAACTAATGACCTTGATGCTGTATCATCTGTTCTCATTAGGGGTAAATCTCAGTTTAGACTGTTTTATAATGTAGAGAGTGGAAACGGTTTACTTGGGGGTTTGCGTCAAAACCAACAAGGTGGCATTAACTTTGAGTTTAGTCAAATGCTTGGCATTGAGGTTACTTGTGCTGACAGTGGATACATTGACAAAGAAGAGTACGTAATACACGGTGACTCCAGTGGTAAAGTCCACAGGCAGGAATCAGGTAACAGCTTTGGTGGGCAAAACATCGTAAGTCTTTACCAGACACCATTCTTGCACATGCAAGATCCAGAGCAACGTAAGATTATTTATACTGTTGCTACGTACCTAAGGTCGGAAGGTGATAACGAGATCGTAATGTCAGTTGTTTTTGACTACGATGATACCACCATTCTAAATCCAACTAACTTTACACTGACCACCGAAGGTGCTGCTGCTTACTATAACGAAGCTGTCTTTAATGACTCTTCTACTATTTGGAGTGGCAACCCATCCCCCGTTCAAAGGGTCAATGTTTCAGGTTCGGGAAAATCAGTATCTTTTAGATACGTTACAAATGACACAAATGCGTCTCACAGTGTCCAAGGCATTGTAGTGACATTCGGAGTAGGGGACAGACTTTAAATGGCGGGTTATACAAGACAGAGTGTTGCCGATATTGTTTCTGGTCAGGTTATTAAAGCTGAACCAATTAACAATGAACTCAACCAATTACTAGCAGCTTTTGCTGCTTCTTCAGGCCACAAGCACGATGGAAGCACAGGTCAGGGTGGCTACATTCCACTCATTGGTGACGTGGATGCCTTAAACAAAGTTGTTGTAGACACAACTAACAACAGAGTTGGTTTCTTCTCTGAGGTTGGTGGTGTTGCTACTGAACAAATTCGTATCCAAGATGGTGCTTTAGTTCCTGTAACAGACGATGACATTGATCTAGGTTCTGCAAGTGCTGAATTTAAAGATCTGTACATTGACGGTGTTGGCTACATTGACACCTTGGCAGTCCACGAGAATGCTACAATTACAGGCAATCTTACAGTAAATGGAAACACTACACTAGGTAGTGCTGCCACTGATACAGTGACTGTAAATGCTGACGTTTCTTCAGATCTTATCCCTTCTGCAGATGCAACGTATGACCTAGGTGCTACAGGTAGTGAGTGGAATGATGCTTACATTACTGGTACAGCAAATATTGACAGCCTTGTAGCTGACACTGCAGATATCAATGCAGGTACAATAGACAACACTGTTATTGGTAATACGACTGCTGCCTCTGGTGAATTTACAACCCTTGGATCTAGTGGTAACCTTACTGTTGGTGGTACTGCAGGAATTACAGGCAATACTACACTAGCAGGTACACTTGGTGTTGCAGGTGTTGCAGGTTTTGGTGATACAGTAACTGTCCCAGACCTTTCTGCTACAGGTACAGCAACACTAGCTACAGTAGATATTAATGCAGGTAATATTGATGGCACTGTTATCGGTGCTTCTACTGCTGCTGCTGGCAGCTTTACTACAGTTAGTACGTCAGGACAAGGTACTTTTGCTACAGTCGATGTCAATGGCGGTACTATTGATGGTACTATTATTGGTGGGACTACACCAAGTGCTATCACAGGTACAACAATTACTGGTACTAGCCTTGTAGGTCCAGTTACAGGTAATGTCACAGGTAACATTACTGGTAACGTAACAGGTGACCTAACAGGTAATGTTGCAGGAAACGTAACAGGTGACGTCACTGGGGATCTCACAGGAAATGTTACAGGTGATGTTACTGGGGATGTAACAGGTAACCTAACAGGTACTGTTACAGGAAGTGTAACAGGGAATGTAACAGGTGATGTAACTTCAACAGGTACATCATCTTTCAATGATATTAACATGTCTGGTTCTGCGGGAATTGACATGGGTTCTGCAAAGATTACTTCTCTTGCAGCTCCGACTGCTGATGGTGATGCAGCCACGAAATTGTACGTGGACACGTCCGTTTCAACTCTTATTGACTCAGCACCAGGTACTCTGGACACTCTTAACGAGATTGCTGCAGCTATTGGTGACGATCCAAACTTCAGCACAACAATCACATCAAGCATTGCAGGTAAGTTACCACTAGCTGGTGGAACAATGACTGGTGACGTTGTATTAGGTGCTAACAAGGCTACATCTACAGCTACACCTGCTACTGCAGATACTCTTACTCGTAAGGGTTACGTAGACGATCAAGATGCACTTAAGCTAAACTTGACTGGTGGAACCATGTCAGGTGCTATTGCTATGGGGACATCTAAGGTTACAGGAGTTGGAGATCCAACCCTAGCTCAAGATGCAGCAACAAAGTCTTACACTGACACCCAACGTGATACACGACTTTCGTGTTCTGGTGGTACTATTACTGGTACTATCGACATGGGTTCTAACAAGATCACGTCAACATACACACCTACTGATGCTGTTGATTTTACAACAAAGACGTATGTTGATGGTATCCTGCAGTCTGCCACAGCTGCTTGTGCTTCTGCTGCATGTGCCTTAGCAAGTCAAACTGCTGCAGCAACTTCTGAGACAAATGCAAGTAACTCAGCTTCTGCTGCTTTAACCTCAGCTAACAATGCTGCTACATCTTATGACAATTTTGACGACAGATACCTTGGCAACAAGGCGTCAGACCCCTCTGTAGATAACGATGGAGATAGCTTACTTACTGGTGCTCTCTACTGGAATACCACAGATAATGCTCTAAAAGTTTATACAGGATCTGCTTGGAACTCTGCAGCATTTACCTTGGGTGATGCTCTTACTGCTATCTCTGATGATACCACCCCTCAACTAGGTGGTAACTTAGACTCAGGTTCTAACTGTATATACGGCACAGGATCAGCCTGTTTCTCAAACTTCTATGGAACACTGACAGGTAACGTTACTGGTAATGTTACTGGTACTGTTTCTTCCCTTTCCAACCATGACACAGATGATCTAGCAGAAGGTACAAATCAGTACTATACAACAGCTAGAGTTGACAGCCACCTAGCAGGTGGTACGGGTGTAACATACTCAAGTGGTAACATCTCTATTGGTCAGTCTGTAGGTACTTCAGACAATGTATGCTTTGGGTCTGTCTGTGTTAGTGCTAACCCAACTGCTGCTTGTCAACTTGCAACAAAAGAGTACGTTGATACAATTGCTGCTGCTGGTATTCACTACCACACACCTGTCCGTGTTGAGTCACCAGACAGTGCAGGAAGCCTTGCTGCTACCTATGATAACGGTGCATCAGGTGTAGGTGCTACACTTACTAATAATGGTACTCAAGCTGCACTTGTTATTGACGGTGTAACAGTTAACACAAATGATCGTGTTCTTATCTATAGCCAAACTAACGGCTATGAGAATGGTATCTACACAGTAACTAACACAGGTTCTGCAAGCACTAACTGGGTTCTTACTCGTGCTACAGATGCTGATAGCTACGGTGCCTCGGCCCAAGATGCCTTGGGTGAGGGTGACGCATTCTTCGTGAAAGAAGGTGACACAGGTGCTGGTGAACTTTATGTTATGAACACATCAGGTGTCATAACATTTGGTACAACAAACATTAGCTTCACTGTCGTAGCTGAGACTGCTGTATACGAAGCAGGATCAGGCTTGACACTGGACGGTACAACCTTTAATATTGGAGCAGGTACTGGTGTTACAGTAAATGCTTCTAACATTGCTATTGGTCAGTCTGTAGGTACAGGTGACACAGTAAACTTTGCAAGAGTATGTGCTCCTGTCACAGGTAACGTAACTGGTAATGCTGACACAGCAACTACTTGGGCTACAGGAAGATCAATCAGCCTTACAGGTGCAGTTACAGGTTCTGTCACAGGAGTAAACGGTTCAGGTAATGTAAGTATTGCAACGACTGCAACCTCTGATCCTACTCTTTGTATCTGTGGTGATGCAACAGGTTCTGCTACATTTACTAACTTGGGTAATGCTAACCTTAGCCTTACTATTGCTGACGATAGCCACAATCACACAGTAGCTAACGTAGATGGATTGGCGACATGTCTTTCAGGCAAAGCCTCTACTACCTGCGCAAGCTCTATTGTAACCTGTTTAGGCGGCAAGGCTACGTCCAGTGGTTCATTTGGTACAAACTTCTGTGCGAATATCTTCTGCTCAGACGTTTGTGTTAAGTCACCAACCATCTGCTCAACAGGAACAGTCTTCGGTTCAACTCTTTGTGCAACAGGCACAGGAGCAAGTAAACTTAACGTAGGAACTACGGCCCAAAGACCAGGTACACCTGCAAACGGTATGCTTCGTTACAACTCAGAAGATAACTCATTTGAAGGATACCAAGGTGGTGAATGGTCTGGTCTAGGGGGTGGAGGTGGGTATTTGCCTATCCGACTATTTGATAACTCTCAACTTCTCATTGCTGCTGAGACAGGATCAACTCTAATAATCACAGGACGTGTCGCAGACACTACTATCGCACTACAAGCCCTATAGGAGCATAAAAACAATGGCGGATTTTTTCCCGATAGTCGTAGACTCGGCTAACTCAATTATCAAGGAATTACCATCAGGTGATACCCTTGACCTTACTAACTCTACAATCAAAACAAAAGACTTTGAAGTAACTGGTGCTGTGTATCAAGACATCAACACCAGTTCTACTACTACTTTTGACCTGAGTGTATCTTCCTTTTTCCAAGTAACTCTCAACGCAAACTTGACAATTTCGGCTATTAATAATGCAACTGCTAATGTTGCTCAATCCTTCGCAATTGAAATAGTAAACGGTGGGGCATACTCCGTAACGTGGCCTGGCTCAATAAGATGGGATGGTGGTATTGCCCCTACTCTTACAGAGAACAGAACAATCTTGTTTATGTTCTATACGACAGACGGTGGGACTACCTTTAGAGGCCAAGTGGTAATGGAGACCCAATAATGACAATTCCTTTTTACCAAATACACAGCAACTCCAATGCTCCTAACTACGTAGACTTTGAAAGACCTAAGTACTGGTGGGTAAGGCTTGATACTGGTCCTACCCTTAACACTGGTCAGTGTCCAGTTATTGCCACGTGTCCTGATAGGCAGTCTGGCCTTAGCCCTTGGGTTCCTGTTCAAGTAAACATGTGTGATAGGTCATATCATATTCCCACAGGTGGTCAAAGGTTTACTTGCTGCAGCCATGGGGATGGCAACATGTGTGTTGTTAATCTTGACTATCAGGGTTCTGTAGGACCAGTCAGTTTCACGAACATGTATAGACCATGTAGGCCAATAACAGACGCATGTGGCTGTACGGTCACTGGTATTCATGACCTCCACTCTTACTCAACAGGTAGTGCTGACCATATCGTCAACTATACAACTGAGCTTTATCAAGTCTTCCAGGGGACTTCGACATGGGATATCTTTACCGCTGGTGTAACTCGGTCACCTATCGTGACTCTGAGTCTTCCAACATGTCAAAGTTGCACCAACTATTGGAATAGTAAGGTCTGTAACTATTCGCCTATAGTCTATAGCCCAACAACAAGTACTTCTTTTGCTTCACAAACTGTTAGCACCCAGTGTCACTGCTCCAATGGTTATGCAGATATATGCCTTCGGACAAGAACTGGTCAATTCTCAGTTGAAAATGCTATTGATTGTGCCTGCTGTAACTGGGGGGCATGTTGTTCTAGGGCTGCTGTAGTATGTCACGGGGAGGTTAACGCCAAGTACTGTGTTAAACCGTGCATCTCTGGCTATGGCGGTTGTAATCACAGGTACTACCACTGGATTCAAAATGACGACAAGAACCCAGACTACTTCTACCATGTTATGTCCTTTTCTGCTCGGTATAGAACTGAAACTGTTTGCAATTGCCACTGCCTTGGTCCTTGGGCTACCGGAAACTGCTTTGTTCAAAACTGCTGTGGTGGCGTTTTTGACAACGTTGTAGCCAGAGTTAAGATTTGCGCCAGTGGTAACCACTGTGTCCCACAGGCCATCATCTTCCCTGTTAGTTGCCTTCAATCTGATGGATTTATAACTAGAGGTACCTTTAAGAAACTTTGCAACATGGAAGACGATCAGTTTCTTCTTACAACGAATGGCGTTTCCTTTGACTGGGAGCACAGTGCTACCTGCAGATGTTGTTCAGCATCCACTAAGCTTTTGTCTTTTGACATAGCTACAGGATGTACTTGTGTTATTAGAATGAACATAGGCTGCTCCTGTGCAAATAATTTCTGTAACACCTACACAGATGCTATTTTCACGTCCAGAGGAACTTTTGTTGTTGCAACATCAACTCTTGCCTGTGCAAACTGTTACAATTCTAACGAAGGATTTAGTACTACTTACATATCTGAGTTTAATTGTGATTTCACAGTTAACCTAGGTACTGTTGCAATTAGACCAAATGTTAAAAGGATCTTCGACTGTGACTGCAACACAAGATCTTGCACTTCGGACGTAGTCAACCTTGCTTACGATAAGTATGATGACTCTGTTATTGTATCTTTTGGTAAAAGTTCCAATTTTAGCAGTGTTAACTGCCTATGTGGTCTTAATGCTACCTCTTCTGGTGCAATTCATACTATGAAACTGCCAAGCTGTATTGGTTCGTTTTGTCAGTACCTTTGTGAACAGTGTAGATATTCAGGGCCAAGGTGCTGTCTTTACTTCTGCTGCTGCTGTCTTCCAGTTACTTGTACGTACCAAGCTTCGTGTAAGATATTGAATACAAAAGACTATGTGTATAATGTTTGTAGTTCCTGTGTTTGTGCTCAGAGAACAGTGTTTACTGCTCCAACCATGTGCTCAACTGGAAGTTTCCTTAATTGCTGTACGAACTACCGTTCTTTCCTTCAAAGACTTTGCTGGGACTCGGTCTGTCTTTGTAATTATTCTCAATGCCTTTGCAACGTAGGCTGCGCCGGTGCTAACCCAAGCCTGTTCTGTAGATTTAGGTATACAGAATCACAAACTCGTGATATTTGTTGTGGGTGTGCGAGTGTTTTTTGCAAAGACTACACAAGACAGTATAGCCCATCCATATCTTACACCGCCTTCTGTGTAGAATGTAACTAAGGAGATAGCTCATGTGGTATAGTTTAGAATACGGAAGAAGGCTCAAGTCTAAGGACATAAAAGATTTGTATAAGAACATTTCTTTTCCAGCAGCTTTTACAAAAGGGTTTATGGGGATAACCCCTGAAATTGCAGAAGCTACCAGACTAATTCCTCTTTTAATCCCATCCGAACCTGAACCAGGGGTTGATTATGACCCCGACTTTCAACAACCTATCTTGGACTTTTCTCAAGTAACGGTAAACGAAAGTCAGACTGAATCCTTTGGTACTTGGGTTATCTCTGATGTTTTTCAAGATATTCTTGATGAAGGAGGGACTGTGATAAAGAGCAAGGAAGAAGTTAAAGCAGAGGTCGAGGAAGAACAAGCAAAAGAGCTTGCTGAACTTGAACGTATTGCGGGGGAAGAGGAAAAGGAGCAACTAACTCTTCTCAACAGATTTCGTAGGGATAACCTTCTTGTACTCTCTGATCAGTACGTGACAGAAGACTGGGGGGTTGACACAGAAGAGGAAACACAAGAATGGTTATCCTACAGGAAAGCTTTGAGGGATTTAACTTCTGATCCTAGTTGGCCTACTGTAGACTTTCCTGTACCTCCTATTCCCCTTGAAGAATAGTTTTTTTTAAGGTATACTAAGCACCAGAGTAAAAAATGCTCTGTAAAGATAATAAAAGAAAGAAGATACATGAAAACCGTCTTTATGATTGACGGGGGTGCGGGTCGAGCTATTGCTGCTATTCCCGCCCTCCTCAAATATAATAAGAGTAATCCTGACTTCAGGGTTCTCGTACATGGCTGGGATACTTTATTTTGGGGTATTCCAGAGTTACAGGATAAAGTGTTCAACCCAGACCAGAAGGGTGCCTTTGATCAGTTCTTTATGGATGCTGATGAAGTTTTATCTCCTGAGCCGTATAGAGTACCAGGGTATTACAAACAAGAGAAGTCTTTGGCGGAAGCCTTTGACTACTTAATCAATAACACAGACGATCACTCTGACCTTGGTGTTCCTGTTATTAAAACAAACAAGCAAGAAGAACTACAAGCTGCTAACTTTATGCAGCAGGTTAGACAACAACAACAAAAACAGAAGACTGTTGTTATCCAACCGTTTGGTAGGTCAATGGAGAAGCCTCAGGATAATGTCCTTATGGATCAGTCTTCTCGTTCTATTAATCCTGATACGTATCTAAAGCTGGTTAAGAAACTGGCAACGAAGTACAACTTGGTCTTGTTTGCTGAAAAGAACTTCTGGATGGAGGAAGATACCTACACAATGAAGCCTGAGGCTGACTTGCGTATGTGGACTGCCTTTATTGACGCAGCAGATTACTTCATTGGTTGTGATTCTGTAGGCCAGCACATGGCTCGTGCCCTGAATAAACCTGGGACTGTTGTTATTGGTTCTACCTTTGCTATCAACACCTCCTACCCTAACTACTTTAATATCATCGAAAGGGATGTTCAGAAGAAGTATTCACCTATTCGTATCTCTGGCCTTGAGTCTCACTTGGCTGACAGAGCTAATGAAGCTACTGTCGAGTTTACTGATGAAGAGATCAACAAGATGTACGAGTCTATCGTAAAAGACATTGAAAAGAAGGTGAAGTAAGATGAACATTCTAGGTATTAACCCAGGTCATAACGGTGCAGCAGCACTCCTCGTAGACGGTGAGCTTGAGTTCTACATTGAAGAAGAACGACTGTCCCGTAGTAAGTACGATGGCAACCCTCTCATGGGTATTCTTGAAGGCTTAAAACATGGCATTGACGTACTCGTTATAGGTGGCACAAGTACTCAGCTGCCTCAGTTACCGTGGACAGGTGAAGACCCGTACTCTGCTTTAGTACGTAAACACAACCCCAATGTACAGGTTATTAACGTAGGGCATATTCACCATATTGGACACGCAGCCGCAGCTTTTTATAACTCAGGGTTTGAAGATGCTGCTGCTGTTATTGTAGATGGCTCTGGAACACGTCAAGAGATCCAGATCACTGAAGAAGGTCAAAAGAATCCTGGCTTTGAGACTGAGACCATCTTTAACTGTGACTACGAAGAGGGTATAAAACCTGTATTCCAAGCTTTGGGTGGTAATCCCGACACTCAAAGAGTTATCAGTGATAGCCTTGAAATGGATTCAGCAATTACCCTAGTCAAAGCCTACGAGGCTGTTTCTGACTACCTTGGCTTTGGGTTTATTGAAGCAGGTAAGACAATGGGTCTTGCACCCTACGGTAAAGACGATGAACTTATTCCCTCTCTCTTCTATGGAGGACGAGGTAACAAGAACGTATTTGTTCCTAACTACCCTGCTGGTGCCTACATTGACCACACACGTCACCCCTACCTGACACTCAAGGAAGATCCTAAATCTTGGCACAGTGATTCCTCCAAGGTGACAGATGCTGCTAAGAACCTAGCTTGGGCTGTGCAGGACGAGACACAACGTCTTGTTGGTGACTTGATTGAAAAAGCTGTTAAGGCAACAGGAAAGAAGAACATTGTTATTGCTGGTGGCTACGGCCTCAACTGTGTAGCCAACTACTACTACAAGAAACGTTTCCCTGACCTTAATATCTATGTTGACCCTATCTCGCATGATGGTGGAACAGCTCTTGGTATAGCTCAGTTAGTTTACTATACAGAGTCTAAAGATAAAACTATACGTCCTCTTAATACTTTGTACCTTGGTCCTAAAAGAGAAGAAGAATACGACTTTGGTGACATTGAAACTACAGATGTAACACCTGCTGACATTGCTAAGATGATCTCTGAGAGAAACATTGTAGCTATGGTGCAAGGTAGATCTGAAGCTGGCCCTCGTGCTCTTGGTAACCGTTCTATCCTCTACGATCCCACTGATCCTAACGGTAAGGACACAGTGAACAAAGTCAAGGGACGTGAGTGGTTCAGACCTTTTGCTGGTTCCATGATGCAGGAACACTTTGAGGAGTGGTTCGATACATACGGAATGGAAGAGACACCATTCATGATGTATGCAATGGACTTCAAGCTAGAGAAGCATGGTGAGTGTCCAGCAATCACACACGTAGATGGTACTTGTCGCATCCAAACTGTTACCAAAGAACAGAACGAGGTGTACCACACTCTGATTGACGAGTTCCGTAAGATTACAGGTGTTCCTATCCTGTTTAATACAAGCTTTAACTTGGCGGGTGAACCTCTGGTAGAAACACTTGATGATGCAATGAGAACTATTAAGAACTCTGACATCAAATACCTGTACCTACCAGAGTTAGGTAAACTGGTACATTATCCTTATAATGACTCAGTTGTAGAAGACTTGGGGGAGGCTGCTGCTTAAGGCAGTCTCTCAACGAATTGGAGGAGGTTGTCGAAAACTTTCGTCTTCTTTCTTAACTTCTCTTTAGAGAACTTCTTCAACTCTCCTTCAGTAGCCATCCCGTGACCAGTACGTACTAGGATCGGGGTGGCACCAATCTTAGCAGCAGCTTTGAGGTCGGACATCTTGTCCCCTACGTAGAAACCACCCTGTTTAAAACGGGCCTTTCCCTCAAAGATTTCTTTCTCTGCTCTGTGAAACATACCTAGGTTAGGTTTGGCGTAGTAGTCCTCCTTAAGAGAGGATTCAGAGTAAAAGAGACCATCAACTGTATAGATACCAGCTCTACCAAAGATCTCAAACATACGTTGATGCACAGATTCTACCTGCTCATGGGTTTGTAACCCCTTAGTAATACCACCTTGGTTAGTAAGAATAACTACTTTGTATCCCTTAATACGTAGTTTATGGATAGCTGCTAGGGACTCAGGTATAACTTCGAAGTCTTCAGGATCTGTTATGTAGTGTCCTTTGTCTACGTTGATCACACCATCACGGTCCAAGCCCACAATAGCTTTAGGGAAGACTGTAGGCCAATCTGGTGGTAACTCCTGCTGAGGTTGTTGACTTGGTTCTTGTGTGATAATATGTTTAAATCTGGACATAGGATCTCCTTTAGGTGAATAATAATAATGAAGAAAGTTTTTGTCAATGGAGCCTTTGATGTTCTACACTCTGGTCATCTTGACATGTTGGATTATGCTTCAAGTTTAGGGGATCATCTACTTGTAGCTATTGACACAGACACCCGTATTGAGTATAACAAGGGTAAAGGAAGACCATTTAACAAATTGTCAATTCGTAAACGTCTTATGATGTCTCTTAAGCCTGTAAGTAGTGTTGCAGTATTCAACACCGATCAGGATCTGGTAGATCTAATAAGACGATTTGAACCTGACATTATGGTTAAAGGATCAGATTGGAAGGGGAAGCCGATCATTGGGGAGGAGTACTGTAAGAAAGTAATCTTCTATGAGAGAACCAATGGCGAATCAACAACAAAAACCATTCAAGATTTTATTGATAGGCGATAGTTGTTACGATGACTACCACTACGGTAGTATCAACAGAATAAGCCCAGAAGCCCCTGTTCCTGTCCTTGATATGGATAGAGTTGTTACCAAAAAGGGTATGGCCTTTAACGTATTTAATAACGTACTTGCTCTTGGAGCTGAAGCTCACATCATAACAGAGTTCAGTGAAAGAAAACACAGGTATCTTGACAGTAAGACTGGTCAGCAACTACTCAGAGTAGACGAGAAGATTGATAAGAAGATTGTTGATACAGCAGAAGAAGACCTTAACGAGTACGATGTAGTCATTGTCTCAGACTATAACAAGGGTTTCTTTAACGAAGATGACATCACTGAGATTATAAGTAAGTATAGTGGTCCTATCTTTGTTGATACTAAGAAAAGAGATCTATCTATCTTTGATGGATGCTTTGTTAAGATTAATCAGTATGAGTATGAAGCCTCTGACAGACTAACAGAAGACCTCATAGTTACCTACGGCTCAAAGAAAGTCGAGTACAAGAACAAGACTTACACTCCACCTAAAGTGGAAGCCTACGATGTGTGTGGAGCTGGCGATACATTCCTAGCTGCTCTTGCCTATAAGTACTGTGAAGAATATAATATGGATGAAGCAATAAAGTTTGCAATGATTGCTGCTTCACTCACGGTACAACACATAGGTGTCTATGCACCCACACTAGAGGAAATACAGAATGCGGCTTGAAGGTGTAGTAAAGAAGGGTTGGGGATCAGAGTTAATCTGGGTAACTAACGACAAGTACTGCGGTAAGTTTATGAACTTTAAGCAGGGTGCCAAGTTCTCGATGCACTTTCACAGAGAAAAAGATGAGACTTGGTTCGTACTCACTGGAAAGTTTCTGGTTACTTGGATTGATACTGTGGATGCCAGTGAGCACGTAGAAGAGCTTAATGAGGGTGACACTTGGCATAACCCACCCCTTGTTCCTCACCGGATTACCTGCCTAGTGGAGGGTACTGTAGTAGAGGTATCTACCCCAGATTCCGTTGAGGATAACTATCGTGTAGCTAAGGGCGACAGCCAAAAATGAAGATCTTAGTTACTGGTGCTAGTGGGTTCATTGGTCAGAACATGGTCAGTGGACTCAGGGAAGAACACGAAGTTATTCCTCACGAGTGGGGTCAGACAACCTCTAAAGTAAGAGAGGTAGACTGGGTTGTTCACTTAGGTGCTATAAGCTCTACAGTAGAGCAGAATGTAGCTAAGATCTACAGACAAAATTTAGACTTTTCTATTAATCTCTATGAAGAGTGTATAAAGAACAAAGTAAACTTTCAGTTTGCTAGTAGTGCGTCAGTATACGGGTTGAAGTCATCCTTTGAGGAGAGTGCTCCCCTTGATCCCCAGAACCACTATGCTCGTAGCAAGGCAATGTTTGAGAAATATATTGAGCTAAGGAAAGCCCCTATTATTACTCAGACGTTTCGATACTTTAATGTGTATGGGCCACACGAAGATCACAAAGGTGGTCAGGCAAGCCCTCATACTCAATTCACTAAGCAGGCTAAGGAGACTGGTCTTATAAAACTCTTTGAGGGATCAGAGAACTATAAGAGAGACTTCATTAACGTATCTCAGGTTGTAGACTACCATAAACTCTTCTTCTCTATTAAAGAGTCAGGTGTTTGGAACATGGGTACGGGTGTAGCTAAAAGTTTTTATGACGTAGCTAAAGATATAGCTGAGGAACATGAGACTAAAATAGAATACATCCAAATGCCAGACATCCTAAAAGATAACTACCAAGAGTTTACACAAGCAAACACTGACAAGCTTCGTAAGACTTTATTGCTATAAGGTAACAGATAAACATGTCACTAATCGTAGAAAAAGAAAATCCACCAGCAGGTACTAACTATAAAGTTGGTGATAATGCAGAGCTTGATGCAGCAATTCAGTCTGGTGAAGCTACTGGTATCACTGTAGGATCTGATGGTTACTACATTACAGAAGATGGTAATCGTATTGAGTCTGCGGGTGGTACAACTAAGGTCGTAGACCTTTCTCAGGCTACTGCTGAAGATATGGCTAATATCGCCAAACTTGCAGAGGTTCATTTCCTAGCACAAATGACAGGTGTTGCAAGCTCAGATATGAATGCTGCAAAAGAAGCCGTTGGTCTAGACCCTAAAGATTACACACAAGATTCCCTGTACTATAAGATCTTAGACGAGGCTGGTTATAACACAGGTGACCCAAGTAAAACTTTTGAGAAGAATGGGTACACAGGTAACGATCCTGCTGTAAATATTTTACGAGATCGTCTTTCACAGAGCCCTACAGACGAAGAATTAGAAGCTGCAGGTATTGACCCAAAAGAAGTGTCTGTCGTTAACAGCAACACCGCAGCTCAAGCATACTTAACTGAAGAGCTTGCTAACAGGGGGTTGTCTTTTGATGACACGCAGGTTGGGTCTGTTCTTAAAAGTAGAGCTTCGGAAATGCCTGGTGGAACACTAGGTGCTTACAACTACTATAAAGACTACATAGACGAGGTAACACCTGCAAGCTCCTACTGGGGTAAGAAAAAGCAGGAAAGTGGTCTTTCTCTAGATGATATGCAGCTTGATATGATGGAGTGGGACTTAGTTAAAAACAAGCAGAAAGGCACAGGGGTAGACACAACAGGGACTACCGTTGGTGCACCTGCAGCTACAGTCACAGGAACTAACTTTACAACACCAGGTCAAGGCCAGATTACAGGTGGTGCCACAGGCAGTATCACTCCCACTTCTTACTCAAGCACACCTAACATTGGTGTTGTCACACCTACGTATGGTGCTGGGCAAACAGGTACTTCTGAGACAACTATTTCTACTTACGAGGACGGCCTAAAGAAGCAAGCTAATCAGTTCCAAAACAGAGCTACATGCCAAGCTACATTCTATCAGCCTCAGACCCAATCAGAGAAGACAGCTGCGGGAACAGCTCCAGCCTTTGAGAACGTATTGTACCGTAACAGGTTTGGTATGAGCATGTACGTGCAGCACATCAATGGTGTACCCTCTCAACCTATACCACCAGGTTACTTCAAAGTACAGGATTTCACCACACAGGACCAAACTCAGGCTGCTGCTGCAGGTGCTCAAGGTCAGAACCAAGGTGGTATGATACAAGGCTTTATGGCTGGTGGTGTTATATCCCCCATCAATGATGACGGTAAAAACAAGTTCAGGATCTTTTATCCAAATGGAACTTATTCAAGTCAACACTATAGCACAGAAGCACAAGCACAAGCTAAGATAGAGGCAGACAACGCAGCTGCAGGGTATAACGGTGCAGGGTCAGGATCGAGTAGTGGCACATCTGCTAATGCCACTGTAAACCCAGCCTTAAACTATAAGCC